ATTGGCGATATTTTATTGAGAGTAAAGAAATAATAAATTACTGCGAAAAACATTTTGCAGAAGTGGGTGATCTTGCTCGTAAACTAGATGTAAAAGTATCATTCCACCCAGGACAGTTTACTGTACTTGCATCTGAGACTCCGGACATTGTGGATCGTAGCATAGACGAGTTTGAATATCATGCCAACATGGCACGTTGGATGGGTTTTGGTAAATCATTCCAAGATGGTTGCAAAATTAACGTACACATATCTGGTCGACAAGGATATGAAGGCATTATAAAAGTATTGCCGAGACTGTCGCCAGAAGCAAGAAATTTGATTACTATTGAGAATGATGAAATGGGTCATGGCCTAGATGCATCGTTGATGTTGGAAAAACATGTGGCTCTTGTGCTAGACATTCACCATCATTTGATCCGAGACGAGGAACACATTCAACCCAATGACGATAGAGTGAAAAGGATCATTGACTCGTGGCGTGGTGTGAGACCTAGTATGCACTACTCGTATTTCCGAGACGAAGCACTAGCAATGGCAGGTCTGAAGCCAGAAGAAATGCATGAAGAACTGCACAACATGAAAGAATTACTGGCTAGAGGTGCTAAGAAACAAAAGTTGAGAGCACACTCTGATCTACTTCCTAATCACAAAACAAACCAATGGGCATTGAGTTTTAGCGAGAACTTTGATATACAATGTGAAGCAAAAGGTAAGAACATGGCATCAGAACAACTGTACCAACAGTTTAAAAGTTCTAGAGATGCCTTATAGGACCTATGGTAAGGACAAAGAAAACATACATACACGTCAACCAGCATGTGATTCGTGCCAATAAGAAGAACGGCGCAAACAATCCTGTAATCACAATAAAACAAGGTTCGAAGAACACGTACTGTCATGAAGTAGACATAAAAGGTCCAAGTAAAATTATATACGGTGGCAATGACAAACCATTGTTAAACTGCGGTGCAAGGGTGGTGATAGAGACTGAAGCGGATGTGGAGATTATCAAATGAACAAATTTCAAAAGAAGTTTCTGATTATAACAGCACACCCAGACGACATGGAGACGGGGTGCGGCGGGTTGGTTTCAAGGGTAATAAAGGAAGGCGGTACAGTCACTAACCTGATACTAGTGAAACCCTCTGCAGAACACAACGACAAAAGAAACGAAAGCATAGTTAACAACGAACTGCAAAAAAGCAAGAGTGTATTGAAAGTTAACACACTGATATACAACACACCCCTGCATGACAACGGCAGGCCTAATTTAACACTGACTAACAATCTAATATCTTATGCGGAATCTTGCATAGCAGATAACGACATATTAATTTCACACTGGAAAGAAGATCATCACCAAGACCACAAGGTGTGTCATGACGTTGCTCGTAGCATATCACGGAAACACTTTGAACAATTTTGGTGCATGGACGAACCTCCATATAATTTGCACTACAAGACCTTTGACTGTAATCAATACATAGATATCACAGATTACACAGATCAGAAAAAGAAAGCATTGGAATCGTATGCTTCGTACTTCAACACAGATTCAATTGACGCAATACTGAACTACAATAAGTACCGAGGTAGTTTCCTGGGTGCAGGTAAGTTTGCAGAAACCTTCCAAATAATGTACAATAAAAACATATGAGAACACTGATACTTGGCGGATATGGATTCATAGGCAGTCATATCGCAAACTACTTGAAAAAAGACAATCACACAGTTGGAATCGTGGATTGTTATCATCAATACTACACTTTTCCAAATTGGGAATACGAACCCATACTCTCACAACGTAGATCAATAACAGGAGCAGACAAAGAGTACATAGGTAAAATTGAAAACTTACAGTTTATGGAACATGCTTTTTCAGATTTTAAACCAGACAGGGTTATACATGTTGCTACATATCCAAATGCAAAGATGGTCAAAAGGAATGTGCAAGATGCTACAAACAACATGGTTACCGCAACTGCATATGTACTAGATCTGTGTGTGAAACATAAAGTTGAGAAAATAACATTTGCATCAAGCAGTATGGTGTACGGAGAATTTAACAATCAGGTACCTGACGAAACAGTTGAACCAAGGCCAAACACACTGTATGGATCATACAAAAGACAAGGCGAAATAATGTGTAAGATATGGCACAGAGAACATGGACTAGACTATGTCATTATGAGACCGTCTGCACTTTACGGAGAGAAGGACACTATAACAAGAGTCATCAGTCAGATGTTAAAGAGTGTGTTAACAACAGGACAAATGACTGTACAAGGCCCTGACAACAAACTTGATTTCTCTAACGTACTAGATGTTGCAAAATATTTTGCACTAGCAACTGTCAAAGATGTCAAAAACGAGACTTTCAATTGCACCAGAGGTGACGGAAGAAAAATTATCGAAGCGGCAGAACTGATAAAAGAAAGCCTAGGTACAGGAGAAATAATAACCCAAACTCATGATCCTTTTTATCCAAACAGAGATACATTGAACAGCGACAAAGCAAAGAGCCTGCTGAACTTTAATCCTGTTATTAACATAGAAGAAGGCATACCAAACTATATCAATTGGTTTTTAAAACAGCCTTTCTATTTTGAGAATTTAGGTATTAATAAAAAGTTTCAGTTGGGTACAACGATTTAAATGTCTCTCTGCAGAAATCTCAAGTGTATGTGGAGATTATCAAATGATTGACATATCTTTAATATCATATATAATAAAACAACAAACAACAAGGAGGAAACCATTATGGGATTCTGGAAAAAAATACTTGGCTTAGAAACAACGGCATCAACAGCCGCTACTGCCATGTCAACAACAATAGGTGAGGTTAAAGTAACCACAGCACCAACTAAAAAAACAACTAAAAAAACAACTAAAAAAACAACTAAAAAGAAAACAACAAAGATGACTGCTAAAAGAGGCAGACCAAGTAAAAAGAAATGAAAATTGAAACAGTAGCAGATGATGTAAAAATCCTAGGCGACAAGTTTACACTGATGGACCTGCCATATGGTCGTACTGATCTTGAGCCTTTTATGGGCAGAGATACACTAGACACACACTATGGCAAACATCACCAGGCCTATGTTGACAAACTAAATGATCTGATCAAAGGCACAGAGTACGAATCAATGAGTCTAAAAGAAATCATTGTAGCATCACGTGACAATGATGATGGTATTTTTAACAATGCGGCACAGAATTTTAATCATATTATATTTTGGCAGAGCATGACAGACAACTATCAAGATCCTTCAGAAACAATACAGAAGAAAATTGAAGATTCATTCGAATCCATGGATATGTTTGTGTCAGAGTTTGTAGATGCTGGAATGAAAAGATTTGGTTCAGGTTGGGTTTTCCTCATTATGGAAAATGGAAAACTAGCATGGAAAACATATTCTAATGCTGATAATCCTGTAGGCGAAGACACGGATATATTATTAGCAGTGGATGTATGGGAACACACTTACTATTTGGATTACAAAAACGATCGTAAAAAGTTTTTAGAAACATTCATTAATGATATGATCAACTATAAATTTGTAGAATTGAGACTGTTGGAAGCCTAATGTTTCCAACAGAGCCTACACCTAATCCTAATGCTTTAAAATTTATTTTTAACAATAGAATTGTAGGTGAAGGATCTGTGTTCTATGATATAGACTTGGCTCAGACAGCAGATGATTTTGTTAAAGATGTGTTTAGGATAGCAGGAGTAAGATTCTTACTGCTCCAAGACAACTACATGACCATAACAAAATATCCACAATGGTCGTGGGACTCAATGACTGCTAGAGTTAAAGAGTTAATGTTTGGTAAAAAATTATACATAGAGCAAGGCGCAACAGGCGAAGGATGTGATGATGAAATTTGTTGTGCAGTGGCCGACATTATAGCCAAAGAAATCCGACCTGCGGTTAACATGGATGGCGGCGATGTACAGTTTATTAGATTTAAAGGCGGCGTGGTAGAAGTTAAGATGCAAGGATCATGTTTTGGCTGTCCTAATCATGAAGACACACTTGGCGCATTGTATAATAAATTGCATTCACGCATACCCGAAGTTCGAATTATAAAATTGACATGAGTTAAACGACTAATTACAAGTATGAGTCAATTAGAAAACATCATTGCTAATCTTAGACAGGTATACGATCCTGAAATAAGTGTGAACATTTACGATCTAGGACTTATATATGATATAGATTTATCTATAAAACCAAAAGCAATTATCACACATACTCTTACTTCTGCATTTTGTCCAGCGGCAGATCAAATCAAAGAAGAAATCACACAGGCAGGCAAAGTAGAAGGCATTGATGAAGTGCAAGTGATTACTACATTTACGCCTACATTTGGACCTGAGATGATGTCGGAAGATGTAAGATTGGCACTGGGCATATGATTACTGTAACAGTACCAGCCGTTGCTAAAATGCAGTCAGTAATAGAGTCTGCTGGAAAACCATACATTAGATTCGGTGTCAAAGGCGGTGGGTGTGCTGGATTTAATTACATGCTTGATGTCACAGATGAAAAAAAGGACACAGACCAAGAGTTAGCATTCGGTAACGTTAAAGTGCTGATTGATCCTAAATGCGAATTGTTTGTTTTAGGAGTCGAGATTGGTTACAAAGATGAAATAATGGGGTCATACTTTACATATGAGAATCCTAATGCTAAATCGTCATGTGGGTGCGGAACCTCCTTTTCTGCATAGCAATAAATAATCACACAGATGGCACGACTCAACATTAATACAGGCACAGGCATCAATACAGGCACTGGTGATACATTGCGTAATGCAATGGACAAGGTCAATACCAATTTTGAAGAACTGTACAATAACGTTTTTGGTGGTGATTCCACAGTTACTGCTCTCACTGCCACATCATTAACCAGTGCAATTACAAATGGTTCACTCACTCTGTCAGCACAGGGCACCGGAGAAGTAATTATTGATTCTCCTTTAGTGATCAACAGCACAATAAAAAGTGAAGATTCTTCATTGATCGAATTTTATGATGATGTAAAAATAAATTCATCACTTATTGTTAATACAATTTCATCAGACGATTCTGCTCAAGTAACAGTAGAAGACGGTCTCACTGTGAATGGTGCTGTGGTGATGCTATCAAACCTTCCAACATCAAATCCAAACAATGCTGGTCAATTGTGGGATGATTCCGGCACTCTTAAAATATCTCAAGGCTAAAGTTTTATTTCAGTGGAACTGGCATCCATTTGCCATATCTTACGCATTTCGACACCTACTTTCTGTGCATATCTGTGAACATCACAAGATGAACATACATGATGAAAATTATTAGACGCTCTGCTAGGTGTAACTTTGCTTCTATCTCTTACAAATTCTTTTTCACAGACGTCACATTTGAAATGATACACACTTCGTCTGCGTTTAAAGTTGTGTATTTTTCCTAATTTACTTTCTCTTTGGTGCAGATAAATTTTTGTAGTTTTTTTAATGAACATTTTACGTTAGGTTTATAAAATTATTTATAAGTAAATGCACTAGAGGAGACCAACGAAATGGCATTACAATCAATAGGAATCGGATCCGCCGCTAATGACGGCACCGGTGATCCGCTAAGAACCGCGTTTGATAAAATCAACGACAACTTTAACGAACTTTATGTACAACTTGGAGGAAACAGTCTTTCAAATGTAACATTTTCAAGCAACACCATCACCAACTTTGACACAAATGGTGATATTACCATTGCAACAAACGGAACAGGCACACTGTTTATAGACAGCAACGTAGAATTTAGAGGCACAGCAACAGAAATTAACACAACTACACTACAGGTAGAAGATAATTTACTAGAACTCAACAGAAATTCCTCTGGTGGAGATGTTGACGCTGGTTTCTTTGTAAACAGAGGCAATGCACTCAACTCAGCGTTCTTTTACTGGAACGAAGGCGAAGACAAATTTAAAGCAGTTTTGTCATCTTCAGATGATTCAGTAACAACTGCTGTTACAGACACATCCACTGCAACCATTGTGGCCAACATCGATGCAACTAGTGCCGCAATTGACACTATTACTGCTTTGTCAGATGGTCGAGTAACAGTTAACGACTCAATGCAGATAAGAGGTGGCTTATCCATTAACAACAATGATTCATCATCTCTTGCTTTATCTGTTGAAGGCTCAATTGATGTTACTGATACAATCGATTGTCTTTCATTATCAGCATCAACCAGTGTGTCATGTGCTGACATTACTGTAGTAGGTACTGTTAATGCAAATATCATTGATGCTCAAATATTTCAAACCAGTGATTCAACAGCAATCCAAATTAATGAAGGAATAAATGTTAGTGGCAGTGTGTCATGTGCTGACATTACTGTAGTAGGTACTGTTAATGCAAATATCATTGATGCTCAAATATTTCAAACCAGTGATTCAACAGCAATCCAAATTAATGAAGGAATAAATGTTAGTGGAGCGATTGTGGGTGCTTCAACAGTTACATCAACTGGATTTGTTGGACCATTAACCGGTGACGTCACAGGTAACGCCACAGGCACAGCGGCCACAGTAACAGGTGCCGCTCAAACGAATATTACCAGTGTTGGTACACTCACTGCACTAGGAGTATCAGGACAAACAACACTAACTGGATCATTCCTACCAGCCATGTACACATTTGTGGCCACTGATGCAGTCACGATTGCGGAACATGCAGGTAGAACATTATTACTTGGTGAGGTTGGTGGTAACGCATTGGTCACACTAACACTGCCGGACGCTACAGGTTCAGGTGCAACATACAAATTCATTGTTAGTGTTACAAACACATCAAACTATGTTATTGCAGTCCCAGATGCGGCCAACACAATCGACGGTGTTATGCTTTACCTAGACGAAGACGGTACAGCAGTTACAGCCTTCCCAACAGTGGCGGCTTCGGACACAATCACTCTCAACGGTACCACAACAGGTGGTGTACTTGGTGACTATCTTGAGATAGTTGATATTGCGGCTGACCAATACCATGTAAGAGGTGTGATGAGAGTGCCAGCAGGTTCTAACCCAGTAACACCATTTAGTGAGGCAGTTAGTTAAACTGCACATATTTTTATTCAACGGGGGAATTTTTGTTCCCCCTTTTTTTATGGCAATTTAAAACTCCTCTTGGTAACAGTAAATACAACGTCTAATAGTGCTCAGACAATGGAGTTTGAGACTTATGCGGAACTAACCGCGTAGTAGGTAGAACCTACATTTGACTTCTTATAAGGAGAAAAAAAATGGGAAGACCAATCAAAAAGTCTAGAATATCAGGCGCCTCCGGAGCATTCGGTGGTGACCTTTCTGGTAAAATTGCAGTAACGGCTTACAGACCATCAGGTGGTGCTAAAGTTGATTCAACTACGGCTTACATAGTTTCACAAAGAGGATCTAGAGTATTCAAGATTCACTTAGAAGATTCAACAGAAGCAGTTTATGAATTAAAAGCAGTTGCTCCAGGTTCATTAGGAAACGGATCGAATCAATTTTGTGTGCAAATTACACTAGATGATTCTACTGTTGCGTATGTGGAAAAATTCTACAATCGTACAGTACACTATGTAACTGCGGGAGGTGCCACAGGTACAGTTCCATATTCATTAGGAACTGATATTGACGGTTCAATTGCAACAGGCAAAGGTAACATAGATATCGTATCTGAGTAATACACTCGAGAACACGTGATTATACGGTGTCTGTTTTTGCAGGCACCGTTTTTTCATTTTATAAGTATCAGTATGATAAGGATTACCCCAGACAGTGCAGTTTGCATGATAGGGTTGGGCAAACTAGGATTACCTGTTGCAGAAGTCATGGCAAAATCATACAAAACTCATGGCTACGATCCTGATCCACTAATTGAATCAACAAAAGGAGTGATCACTCATCACAGACTTGATCAGTGTGTGGAAGATTGTGACATTGTGTTTATAGCAGTGCCAACACCACATGACGCAGAGTACGGAGGAGAAACTCCTTCATCTCATTTGCCAGCAAAAGATTTTGACTACACCATACTCAAAGAAGCGTTGGCTAATGTGGCCAAGCACACCAATGAGAATCAATTGATTGTTAACATTTCAACAGTATTGCCTGGCACAATTAGAAAAATTGTTACTGACCTAAGCATTGCACACAGATTTGTTTACAATCCATCCTTGATTGCAATGGGCACTGTGGCCAATGATTTCATGTTGCCAGATATATTTGTGGCAGGATTTGAAAATTGGCAACACAACACAGGGTTAATTGATCCAGAAAACGAAAATAAACATCCATTTGCAAGGCAATTGATAAAGTTCATGCAACCGCTGTGGAACAACTATGATGAAAAGCATCCAGATCAAAATGTCGGTCGAGGTCCTCACATCACCTGTGGCACATTTGAAGAAGCAGAGTGCATAAAAATATTTCACAACACATACATTTCAGCAAAAATTGGCATTGCCAACATGATTCAAGATGTCACACACAAAATGGGCATGGCAGATCCGGGTGTGGTGGCACAGTCATTGATGAACGCAGACAGGATTGTCGGCAAAAGATACATGACTCCTGGTATGGGAGACGGTGGACCATGTCATCCAAGAGACAACATAGCACTATCCTGGTTGGCAGAAAAATTGGATCTTGGCTATGATCTTTTTTCAGACATCATTAGGTCACGTGAAGTACAGGCTAAAAACATTGCAGACGAATTACTAAAACACAATCTACCTGTGCATATTATGGGCAAAGCATTCAAACCTGCTGTGAATCTTACAGATGGATCAGCCAGTATGTTGGTTGGCCACTATGTGGAACAAGCGGGCAAAACTGTGACCTACGACAAACCAAGTGAAGAACCAGCAGTTTATCTATTAGCACATGATCAAACCTACTCTGAACCAACCTATGACGAACTTCATCCTGTAGAGGGATCAGTGGTAGTGGACATGTACCGAAAGTGGATACCCAAAGGCAAAGGTGTCAAAGTTGTTTGGTATGGTATGCGTGGCAATTGCCACAGTGCGTGAGAAATGTGCTGGCGTACGCAAAACCCTAACACTTCTGAATAAATGTATACCAATAAATATTGTGAATGGCAACACCTCAATGGACAACACCGGCTGGTATTTTGGGTGAAATCGAAGAAAGGGTTTCATACTCTAAAACACTGAGTGCAACTGATGCTGATGGCGGTACACTTACCTTTTCTGTACACGCAGGCAGTCTCCCAACTGGGTTATCTCTGTCCACCAGCGGTATTATAAGTGGTATTACAAACGAAGTAGCAGAACGTACAGAAAAAACTTTTGTAGTAAGGGTGTCAAACAACGAAAAAATAGCAGATAGGACATTTACACTATTTGTCGAAGGTGCTGACTTTCCTACTTGGACCACAATAGCAGGAACGTTGGATGTGGTATATGATGGTTCATACATCAACATACAATTGGAAGCAACAGACTCTGATACCGGAGACTCCACAGCACTAACTTACAGTATTGTGTCTGGTGGTCTACCAGGTGGTACAACATTGGATACAGTTTCAGGAAGAATTTCAGGCGTCATTGATCCCGTGGCATTAAACACATGGGATTCAACCAACGTTGGATTTGATGCAACTGCGTTCGATGAAACACAACCTTTTGATTTAATTGTTAGGAGTGGGTCGATAGACCAGTTGTACCAATTTACTGTGCGAGTGTCAGACGGCATTGCTCATGCTGACAGAACTTTTAATTTAGACGTAAGAGGGTTAGGAGCAACTAAGGCAGATGACACAAATACAACTGCTGATGCAAACCAAATAACTGCAGATTTCTCTGACGTCAGAAGTATTCATTTTACACAAAGTGGAATAATAGCAACACTGTCAAGCGACGATTATAATATTATTCCTATATCAATAATTGATCCTGATGCAGGATTAGGTCTGGATGGTGCAACGACTGTAAGATATAATATTATCAATGGAGCATTCCCCCCAGGCATGCAGATAAACAAAACCACCGGAATCATCGCTGGGTTGGTACCACCTGCAATAGATGATTTTACAGACTACAATTTCACCATCGAAGTCACAAAAACTTCTGTAATTTTTGGGGTAGACAAAGCCACACAAGAAATGACTATTAGAATAACTGGATCTGAGTACAACAATATTACCTGGAATATACCAGTAAAGGAATTGGTATTGTAATGTCAGTAATTGATCTGGGCACCATTAGTCCAAAAAAAACTAGTCTTTTTAAAGTAAGTGCAACAAGCACAGTGATCAATCGTAGTTTGAACTACACTTATAAATCTGGTAGATTACCACAAGGGCTATCGCTTCATCCGGACGGAGAGATAGTTGGCGAATGCGGCCCACATGTGTTTGAGATCGATCAAGGTGATACTACTTTTGATTTTGCACAAACTACGGCTGATCGCTCACACATTTTCACAGTAAATGCAATAGATCAACACAACTACGTTACAAGTTCACAGGACTTTTCCATAGACGTTGTTAAAAAAACTAATGACCTTATTGCAAACATGTATGGCAACATCAGACCAGATGCAGATTCTTTAAGATCATTTCAAGATTTAGTGTTCAACACACAGATTTTTGCCAATTCTACTCTGTATAGACCAACAGATCCAAACTTTACCACTGCTTTACCAAAGTTTTTATTCTTAGCAGGGGTGCATTTAAAATTATTAAAAAATATACAAGCGTTACTGGCAAACAACAACTACAATTTCAATCTAAGAATAGGTGATTACAAACTAGCAAAAGCCAAAGACCAAGTTGGCACTACTCTGTATGAAGTGATATATGCTGAACTTATTGATCCTAACAGTGGTGCTAACAATTCTATTGTACTTAAATCACACAATTTACCTAATATCACAATAGAATTAAGAGCCAGTTCATTAGAAATTACATCTGACACTGATCTTGCTGTGCCAGGATTAACAGAAGATGAATTATATTCCAATGATATTGTTAACATGCAAAATGAATTAAAAGCAGGCCTTACAGTTGAAAACTTTGAATACTTGCCACTGTGGATGAAAACTGGTGTCACTGGTGGATTCAAACTTGCACTGCCTATTAGATATCTACAACCTGGAGCAGGTGAACAAGCATTGTACAGATTACAAAACGAGATAACTTATGATTTAAAAAAATTACATATCGATGTTGATCGATGGGTATTGGATAACAATATAGGAACTACGTTTGATGATCTAGATACACTTACGCACACAGGCGATGGTTCAACAGCAGTATTTTCTATTCCATCTAGAGTGGCAAGAAAAAATAATTTGTTAATTACTGTCGACAACGTTGGTATTAACGAAGCAGACATAACCTTAAGTACCACAGCAGATACTATTGCCGAAACATCTGATATCAGCGGACTGCTGACAAACGACGAACTATCTAGCACACAGATAAAGTTTGATGTTGCACCTATAAATGGTGCAATTATTTCAATAAGATTAAAACCAACCACGTTTGAAAAACAAGTAGTAACAACATTTGATCATGATGTTGATGTGCTAACAGCCGACAGTGACGGTAAAACATCTGATACCACTGATAGAATTGATGATACTACTATTCCAGCATCTGCAATCAAACCTAAAATTACAACATTTGATGCACGAGGTACTAGATTTATAGGTCCTGAAATAACATTTGATCGTAAAATGAATCCAGAATGGCAGTTAATGTTTAGCAAATCCTCTATTACAGACGGTATAACTCATGTTTCAAAACAACGAGAATTAGTGAGAACGGTATAATAAATAGTACGACATGACAAGCTCCATCACAACAACAGGTATTAATGCAACTTTTCCAGTTGCAGGACAAGATAATGATTCACAGGGTTTTAGAGATAATTTCTCTCAACTCAAAACACAGTTAACAACTGCAGGAACAGAGATTACTGCTTTACAATCAAGCAGAGCAACAACTGATACAACAACTGACTTCAATGGTCACGATGTTAAAAGAGCCAACTTACAGGATTGGAGCCAAAAAGTCTATGGACTCGGCACTGTTACTGGTGCAAATGCATTAAACTTTGAAAACGGAAATGTAACTACGTTGACTACATCAGGAAATGTTACATTGACATTTTCAAATTTTCCATTAGAAGATGATGCTGCCACAAATACATATGCGTCTATGAAGGTGTTACTAACAAAAGGTGCTTCAACACACACTGTTACGTTAACTGGAGTAGGTTTTCCAACAGACGTGGGAGATGATCAAGGTGACTCATCAACTGTTTCTTCAACTTTTCCAGAAAGAGTGGGAGTATTTGTGTTTGATGTGTTTTCAGTAGATGGTGGTACTACCAAGTATATTTCAAAAATACTTGAATATCCTGCCTAACGTTAAAAGATGTTTCATCCTACTCTTGAGCTTAGAAGCCTATCTGATTCCGAGTTGGAATCTCGGATTAATGATGTTACACTTAAAATAAATCAAGCATACAGAATGAACAATAGAAATTTTTATGAGCAACTAATAGCAATTAATAATTCTTTGCAATTAGAATTAGAGCAAAGAAAAATGCAACACAAAAAAGATAGTGATAGTGATAGTGGCTCAGAATTTGATAATTTAATCAATGTTAAATGATGATGGTCTAATCTGGAAAACCAGATTTACTAACCTGTTATTTCTTAATAATAAACTTTGGCCCAATGACACTGAGATAAGTTTACACATGACTCCCATGACTGATGACAGTAAGCATCAACACATTGCGTTTGAGAAATACAAGTATATTTTTGCAAAAGTGTTTCAAAATTCTTTGTTTATTGATAACGCCATTAATACACATCGAACCTTTACACTGTTAGATAACAATTTGATAGATTTTTTTGCAAGACCTGTTGATCAAGTGGTAGGCGTTTGTCTACTAGCCAAGTTAAACTCTATAGCAGGCCAATATTTAAAAATAGATGCTGTACAGATTGAATCTTGGCAGGGAGAAAACCTTAAATTTAATATATCACAAACTTCTCCTGAAACAGATATGATGGAAAACTGTGGTATTGAAAACCCATGGTGGTATGACGAGTCTCCTAATTTTTCAAATTTTACAACAAAAAAGTTGACTTGGGACGAACTTGGCTTTAAAATACAAGACAGTGATGATCGGTTTAAAATTATTCAAGGTGGTGTTTAATGCAAACTAATGAATATGGTCAAGTTTTATTTGACACAAGCGAAATAATATCTATGTTATATAATCAACAAGACATACACAAATTTGCTGTATCAGATCTAGAAGAAATAAAAAAACACAGTAATCATGCTAATATATTTGAAATTGCTAATACTTTCCAACATGAAGTGCCTTCACAGTCACCATTAGAGTATCACAAAACAAGAGCGTCCAATTGGAGCATGCCAGAAGAGTATAAGAACTTGGATGTATATTCTGTTTGCATGACAAGACTAGAAAAATTAAATTTAACAGATACTAGATACCAACCTGTACTTGAAGATGAATTACATGAATTTGCCAAACGTGATATGATGGACATCTTAAGATTTATGTGTTATATGGTAAAAGTTGTTGAAGATAATGATATAGTTACCGGTGTAGGCAGAGGATCTTCTGTGTCTAGTTTAGTACTCTATTTGATAGGGGTTCACCACATAGACCCTATTAAATACAATTTAAGTTACCAGGAGTTTTTAAGATGAGAAATTATATAAGAAATGCAATAATAGAACATGCAAAAGGACACATTGCTAA